GGTAGCTATCTTGGCGGCGACGGCGTGTCGTTGTTCGGTGTCAACTCTGGCGGCAGCCGCGTTGGTCACCCCTTGGTGAACGGTTCTGTGAACTACAACAGCCCATCTGTTGCCGTTGACTTGAACGAAACTTCATTGGAAAACGCTGTGATTCAGATCGCTGCGTGGACTGATGAACGCGGTCTGTTGATCGCCGCCAAGCCTGTCAAGATGGTGATCCCACCTGCATTGATGTTCGTTGCTAAACGCTTGTTGGATACCGAACTCCGTGTGTCTACTGCTGACAACGACATCAACGCGATCAAGCAAATGGGTGCAATCCCCGGTGGCTACACTGTCAACCACTTCTTGACAGACAGCAACGCTTGGTTCTTGACAACTGACGTGCCTAACGGCTTGAAGCACTTCGAGCGTGTGGCTTTGACTAACAGCATGGACGGTGACTTTGACACTGGCAACGTGCGTTACAAGGCTCGCGAGCGTTACAGCTTCGGTTGGTCTGATCCCCTCGGTATGTGGGGTTCTGCCGGCGCCTAATAAGCGACACGAGAAAAGAGGCTTCGGCCTCTTTTCTTTTATGAGAAACGGGTGTATATTCGCACCATCTAGGAATTTTTCCGAACGTCAGACTGGCCTAGCAGACGACATGCAGACGGACGTTCATCAACTCGCATGTGAGGAACCACTATGGCACGTACATCGTTCTCCGGCCCGGTAAATTTGGGCGTTTTCACTGTAGCAACCGCACCGTCTGCTTCTAGCAACACCGGCTGCGTGGCCTACTTCTCTAACGGCGCTGCCGGCTCTCCTGTTTTGGCGTTTTCTAACGGCACCGACTGGTTGCGCTGCGACACTTTGGCCGCCATTTCTGCTTCTTAATTAATCCCCGGGGCTTCGCCTCTAGTTTGAAACAAGGAGATTAATTATGACAATGCAAACCGATGTATCCAGTGCGACCGCCACAGGTGACGGCACGCTGGTAGCACAACCAACACGCATTCGCGGCATCATGATTACGACCACAACTTCGGCTGGGTCGGTTGTGTTGAAAGACGGCGGTTCCTCTGGTACCGCCAAGATCACTGTGAATACCCCCGCGGTGGCAGAGATTTTCAACGCTTTGATTCCTGCTGAGGGAGTTCGTTTCACGACCGACGTTTATGTCGATGTGACCAACGTTTCTTCTGTGACAGTGTTTTACGGGTAACACCATGAAAGACCCATTCGCCCAGCTCGACGAATCGACCAAGCACCTGCTGGATGGCGTCTCATTGATCGCTACGCTAGGAAGCTTGATTGAAATGTTGCCTACGATTTCTGCCCTGCTCAGTATCGTCTGGGTGAGTATCCGCATTTACGAAACAGACACCATTCAAGGGTTGCTGGGCCGTAAAAAATCCCCAACCGACGAGTAATTTTTAAGGAGGCCACCATGGCTACAAAAAACAACGGCATCACCAAAGCCACAATGGGTAAAGTTCGCACCGCTGCTCCTAGCCGCGACGGTGTTGCTGAAAAAGGCAAGACCAAAGGCAAGCAGATCGTCATGAAGGGCGGCAAGCCTCTGGGCATGTGCTCTGGCGGCATGGCTAAGAAGAAGTAAGCCATGATGGCCAGCCGTGGTATGGGGGCCATCTCCCCCAGCAAAATGCCAAAGGCTAAAACGATCGAACGCAAGGACGATCCGAACAAGGTCGAAATGTACGCCAAGGGCGGATGGATCAAAGATGCCATCAAAAAGCCCGGGGCGTTGCACGAGCAACTTGGCGTGCCTAAAGGTCAAAAGATACCCGCGAAGAAGCTGGCTGCTGCGGCTAAAAAGCCCGGTAAGCTGGGCCAACGCGCCCGACTCGCTGAAACCCTTAAAGGCATGAAGTAATGGCTACCAAGAAGAAAGGCCCATCGCTTGCAGTCGGTCGTGGCGAAAAGCTTCCTGTGTCTAAAGGCGCAGGGTTGACGGCCAAAGGCCGTGCCAAGTACAACCGCGAAACCGGCAGCAACCTAAAAGCGCCACAGCCCGAAGGCGGAGCGCGCAAGAAATCATTTTGCGCCCGTATGTCTGGTATGCCCGGTCCAATGAAAGACGAGAAGGGAAGACCTACTCGTAAAGCAGCTTCTTTGGCGCGATGGAAATGCTGACCAAATCCTGTACACGTTGCAAGACGGAGAAGCCGCTTAATGCGGAGCACTTCCCGTTGCACAACCGTACCAAATCTGGGTACGACAGTTGGTGCCGCGCTTGCCGTAAAGAATACAGAAACGCCAACTCCAGAGGCGCGTACAGAAATGCAATTTCTGACGAAGCGCTGAAGGAGCTTAAAGCTACGACACACGAGTGTGTGATTTGTGGGGACGAAACAAAGTTGGTTGTGGACCATGACCATGTGACCGGCAAAATTCGCGGAATGCTTTGCAACCATTGCAATCGCGGACTTGGGCACTTTCGGGACGACCCAACATTGCTTGAGTTTGCGGCACAATACTTGTACGCTTCGGCGGATGCGCCTGAGTGGGATAAGTACAAAGAAGAAAACATGGTGAAATAAATGGCAAACACCTCTGGAGCCACAGGTTTTAACCTCGACTTGACCGAGTTGGTCGAGGAGGCGTTCGAGCGCGTGGGCTCGGAGTTGCGCACTGGCTATGACTTGAAGACCGCACGTCGGTCTTTGAACTTGTTGTTCGCTGATTGGGCAAACCGTGGCGTGAACATGTGGACGTTTGAGCAGGGCACCATTGACTTGGTGCAAGGCCAGAACACCTACGCACTTCCCAACGACACCGTGGACTTGCTGGAACACGTCATCCGCACGCAAGCCAACCAACAGTCAAACCAAGCAGACTTGACAATAACACGCATCAGCGTGTCAACCTACGCCACCCTACCAAACAAGTTGCAACAAGCCCGTCCGATTCAGGTTTGGGTGCAGCGCATGGATGGCCAGCAGTCGCTGACTTCTACGCTGAATGGCGCAATCAACGCCACCACAGACACAATCACTTTGATCGACGCTACGGGTCTACCGTCCACCGGTTTCATCAAGATTGACAACGAAACAATCCAGTACGGCTACATCACAGACAACACGCTGTACAACTGCTTCCGTGGTCAAAACAACTCAACGGCTGCCTCCCACCTCACCGGTGCTTCGGTCTATTGGGCCCGTCTACCAGCTGTGACTGTATGGCCTACCCCCGATGCCTCTCAGCCCTACCAATTCGTTTACTGGCGCATGCGCCGCGTGCAAGATGCCGGCGGCGGTGTGAATGTGATGGATGTTCCTTTTCGTTTTGTGCCCTGCATGACAGCAGGCTTGGCCTACTACTTGGCGCTCAAAGTCCCCGGTGGGCTAGAGCGTTTAGAAGTGCTGAAGATGCAGTACGACGAAGCGTGGGCCAACGCCGCGCAGGAAGACCAAGAGAAGGCCGCGGTTCGTTTTGTGCCGCGTCAGCAGTTCATTGGAGGCGCGCTGTAAATGGGTAATAGGTTTGCATCCGGCAAATACAGTATCGCGCAGTGCGATCGCTGTGATGCACGCTTTAAGCTGCATGAACTCAAACGCGAGGTCATCAAGACCAAGAACTACGAGTTGCTGGTGTGCCCTTCGTGTTGGGATCCAGATCAGCCGCAGTTGCAGTTGGGTATGTACCCTGTGGATGACCCACAAGGCGTGCGTAATCCTCGCCCAGATCGCAGCTACTATGCGTCGGGCACAACCGGACTTCAGATCATCAACGGCAACGGCACAAGTCTTGACGCTCAAGGCTATCAAGGTGAAGGCAGTCGAGACATTCAGTGGGGGTGGAACCCTGTTGGTGGTGCAAGCCTAGATGATGACGGATTAACGCCAAATTACTTGGCTTTGGTCGTGAGTATTGGTACAGTAACGGTTAGCACAACGTAAGGAGTCCCCATGGACAAGAAAGACCTCGCACAAGACAAGAAGATGATTAAAGCCGCCGTGGGCAAGCATGAGAAAAACATGCACCCCGGCAAGAAGCCAACCAAGCTGCGCGCTGGTGGCAAGACCAACAGCGACATGCTCAAGTATGGTCGCAACATGGCTAAGGTCATGAACCAGCGTTCGTCTGGTCGCGGAGGCTAATATGGCTGAATACAAACAACCCAAAAGCGCACCGATCCAAGAGGCCGGCGTTGCCAACAACAAAGAGTATTTGCTCAAGTTGAACCAATCTGCGGCCAATGCACACAGCAACGAGTACAAGGGCACCAAGACTGACGGTATCAAAATCCGTGGCACTGGTGCGGCTACCAAAGGTGTGATGGCACGAGGACCAATGGCTTAACATGACCTACGACGAACTCTACGCTTCGATTCAGTCTTACACGGAAAACCAGTTCCCTGAGACTTATCTTGCTGACGGAAGTGCTGTGTCTACCAAGACGCAGATTGACACTTTCATCAAGCAGGCGGAACAACGCATCTACAACACGGTGCAGTTTCCGTCGTTGCGTAAGAACGTCACCGGCATTTTGACTACCAACAACAAGTATCTGTCGCTCCCCGCCGACTTCTTGGCCGTCTACTCTTTGGCGGTCATTGACGCCACCGGTGCGTATGAGTATTTGTTGAACAAAGATGTGAACTTCATCCGTCAGGCGTACCCAACACCGACTGACACGGCCATCCCGAAGTACTACGCTCTGTTTGGCCCGACCACTTCGAACGATGCAACTCCGCTTATTACGGACGAACTTTCCGTGATTCTCGGGCCCACCCCCGATACAGCTTACAACGTCGAGCTGCACTATTACTACTACCCCGAGTCGATCACTGTGGCCGCCGATGGCCGCACATGGTTGGGTGACAACTTTGACAGCGTGCTGTTGTACGGCTCGTTGGTTGAGGCTTACACCTTCATGAAGGGCGAGACCGATATGGTCACCTTGTATAACACCAAATACCAAGAAGCTCTTGGCTTGGCTGCTCGTTTGGGTGATGGCATGGAGCGCAGCGATGCCTACCGCAGCGGGCAGTTCCGCTTGCCGCCGTTGCCACAGAATAACGGGGTCAAGTAATGGCTATTGCTCAAGGCGCAACTAACACATTCAAGATCGGGCTGCCAAGCGGCAGCTACGACTTCAGTACAGACACGTTCAAGATCGCGCTGTACACCGGCGCGGCCAACATCGGTCCAGATACAACTGCGTACACAACCGACGGCGAGACCGTGGCCACAGGCTACACTGCTGGCGGTGAAACCCTGACCATCACACAGGCACCTACAATCGGTAACCAGACAGGCAACGCGACAGTGTATTTGTCGTTCGCCAATGTGACTTGGACTTCGGCTCTGACAGCGCGTGGTGCGTTGATCTACAAGTCTGGCAGCGGTAACCCCACTGTTTGCGTTCTCGATTTCGGTGGCGACAAAACCTCCACCACAACTTTCACGGTGCAGTTTCCCGCTGCTACCAACACAGCAGCGATTATTCGCATTTCTTAATAGGAGCACACATGGCTACCATCGAAAAATCTAAATCAGCAGACGCCGTGACTTGCGCGGTTGTTCGTAATGCTGGCCCAGTTGAGACCGCTAACGGTGGCGGTGTATTCACCCTTCAATGCTTTGACAAAGACGGCAAACTGAAGTGGGAAGAGCAGTCACATAACCTCGTGGTGAACGAAGGTCTTGATGACATGAACACCAAGTATTTCACCGGTAGCGGCTACACCGCTGCTTGGTATTTGGGTTTGATTTCTGGCTCTAGCCCAACGATTGCTGCTAGCGATACTTTGGCCTCACACGCTGGCTGGACCGAAGTGCCTACATCTACTGGATACACCGGCAACCGTAAAGCTGTGACTTTTGGCGGCGCAACAACTGCCGATCCTTCTGTCATCAGCAACTCTGGTTCCGCTGCACAGTTTGCCATGTTGGGCACATACACCGTGTCTGGCGCGTTCTTGTGTGCTGCGGCTACGGGTACTTCGGCGGTGTTGTTCTCAGCCTCTACATTTAGCGCCCCCGGCGACCGTTCTGTTGTGAGTGGCGACACCCTCAACGTAACATACACATTCAGCTTGGCTGCAACCTAATAAGGCCCGGCGATGTTTGGGTACGCGACGTTCTCGCAAGCCCCCTTCGCCACGCTAGGGGGCGGGGTTGAGTTCAACCGTGCGATTGTTGAAGATGCCACGGCTACTGAAACGGTAGCCGCTTTGGCTGTTTTTCCCACGGCCCTATCTGACACGGCTACTGGCACAGATACAACAACTGTCGCACCAAGTATCTTTAACGCTGTTGTACCCAACATTGCAAACG